ATGAATGCCGAACCCCGTCACGGCGCTCTATCCGATTTTCTCGCGCTCACTGACGGCCTGTCCATCGCGCGAATCGCGCAAACACTTCGCTGCTGCACCCGTACCGTGCGTAACTATGTTGCCGGTCGCTCACCGATTCCATGGCATCGCATCGAAGTCCTGCGCCTGCTGGCGCTCGAATCCAATCGCGCAGCACGTAATACAGAGCCGCCCGGCGAATGCGCGGATTCCTTGTCGCCGGTACGCGCGAACATCGAGCCGGACCCGAACGCCCCGGACGTGCCACCGGATGAAATGCTGGCATGGGTCGGCGTTCACGCACCGCATTACCTGTCGAGTCAACGCAGCTTCGCGAACTACATCCGCGGATGGAACGTGGTCGACAAAATCCGTCGAGCCAAGCTCGAAGGCACGTTCGCGGCCGTGCTCGCGAAGTGGCGCACGCTCGCGTTGGATCTGCCGCGCGCGTGGCGATCCGGCCCGCTATGGGCCGGCATCGGGCCGCCGGCCTACGTTCCCCCATAAACGACGCCCTACGGCCATGTCCGGGCAGGCGCGCCTCCCCCGAGATTGACAGGGGCTGGCGCACTCGAAATACTGTATATTTATACAGCACTTCGAGTGCGCACCATGCAGCGTGACGACGACGAAAACGTCTTGGAATTCTTCGAGGAGCGCGCGGCGATCATGACCTTTGATGGTGGGATGCCGCGTAGTGACGCAGATTATCGCGCGATGGTCCGCGCACGCCTGTACTTCGAGCCGCGCGGCATCGCTATGCCGGCAGACGGTTATTTCTCGTGTTACTGGAGCAGCGAATTCGGGTGGAACGACAACGACGGAACGGTCGTGCTGTTTCCTTGTCGGGCCGTCCTGCTATCTATGTGGTGGTCGGCGGCGGACGAAGCCGATCGCGCCAGACGTTGCTACACGTGGCTGTTACGCCCGCCGGTCGATCCGGGTTGGTAGGTTTTTCTATTTTCCCCCCCTCCTGAAATGCGTCCGGTGCCGATCCGTCGTAGGATCATCGCGCATTTCCATTTCGAGCGATGACGTGAACCCGCCGTTACCGTCAATCCGCGACACAACGCGTTTTACGAGCCACGGCGTCGAATCGATATCCGGTTTGAAGCCCTTCGCGTTCACGATCATTTCCGGGTACACGTCGGCCCGGCCGAGCGCGAGCGTCATATCGAACGTTGCCTGCCCGCGCTGCGTGCGCGCGTATTCAGCCTTGGCCGCCGCCTCCGCATCGGCGCGCGAGCCATAGATTTCCGGCAACAGCTTCGTGCTGCGGTTGTTTTCGCCACCGACGATCACGGATTCTTGCTTGCCCTTCTTCGATGTGTGCCAGCGCGCGCGCACCGAGGTGTAGCTTTCGCGCTGCGACACGTGATAGCGGTACGAGTCGCCCTTCGCCTTCCGGATCTCGAGCGTCGGTAGCGGCTTACCGCTCGCGCTCGTGCCCGCCCCGATCGGCATGAACAGCAGCCGCCCATCCTTGACCGTCATCACCGCGTCGTACCGCTTCGCGAGCCGAGTCAGAAATGACATGTCGCTTTCGCTTGTCTGGTCGATATGTGCGATTCGCGTCTTGGCGAGCGCGTCGCCGAGCGCGGGCGTCAGCTTGTGACGAGCAGCGATCGTCCGGACAATATCGCCGATCGTCTGGCCATGCCAGCTTTTGTCGCGCCGGTCGCGCATGGCATCCGTCATCGACGCCGAACGCGCGCTGACCGTGATCTGATCGGGGGCACCGTGGAACTCGAATTCATCGATCGTGAACGTGCCTTTGTCCACGAGCGTTTCGCCCTCCCACCCGATCGACAATTTCAGTTCCGCGCCGCGCTTCGGCAGTTCGAGAACGCCGCGCGAGTCGTCCAACACCAGATTGAGCGAATCCGCTTCGTCGGCGCGCGACTCGGTCAACGTGAGATAGACGAGATACGGCGCAATCGTGCGGGACAGGTCGCGCCCGTCGAGCGTGATGCGGTAATCGGCATATGGGACGAGTCGCCGCGTCGCCAGCTTGGTCGATTGCACAAAATCCGTCATTGCCCTAGCCCTTCTTCGCCTTCGGCTTCTTCGGCTTGACGTATGGCGGTGTTGCACCGGGCGGCGCCTTGTCGAGCGATCCATTCGTCGGCTCGCTCGTCGCGGCGCCGCCGTCAACCGACGCCGCGAGTGCGCGATCGTCCACGCGAGTGATCGTCAGCGTGAATTCGATTTTCTGCGGCACGCCGAGGATCGTGAAATACGAGTGCGTTTCATGTAGCTCGTCGATCGTGTACGCACCATAGACGATGCCGCGCCCGTCCACCAATACGTACGCATCGCCCGCGTTCGCCATTTCGGAAATCAGGTCCATCGAGATAGGCGAGCCGAGCACGCCCGTTGCGATCATGCCCTGCATCGTGAACGTGTCGTCGCCCGCCCCCGCGAACTGACGCGCATCGCGCGCGCCCACGCGCGAATTGCTCGCGAACTTCCACGTGCGGCGACGCTGCATTTCGCTGAATGGCGCGGTGAGCGTGCCGAATACGAACTGGCCGAGAGAAAGCAGCATGGCGGCCTCAGTCGGACAGACGCGAGCTGACGCGACGACGATCCTCGCGCTCGACCTGATCAATCACCCGGCGCACGGCCGCCTCGAATTCCTTCACGTTGTCACCATTCGCTACGTTGATCGTGATGTAGTAATTCCGCATTCCACTATCGACGGGTGCCGACGGCGCGGCGCTCGCGGCCGACAGCGGCGGACGGGTGTCGATTAGCGGTCGCATTTCGAGCGGCGACGGTGCAGCGCTCGCCGTCAGCGCGCCGAACGTAATCGACGCCGCCCCGGCGAGCCGCGCAGCGGCACCGGCTACGCTCGCGCGCTCGCCCTCGATACCCTGCGCCGCACCCTGCCCGATGAACCCTCCGAGTGCTGCGAAAACGCGGCTCGGGCTATGGATGCCAAGCTTTTCCTTGAACCAGCCAATCGCACCCTCGCCGACGTTGTGCAGCGCCGTTCGAACCGCGCTCATGCCGTTCGTGATGCCATTCACGAGCCCGTCAACGATGTTGCCGCCGATTTCGATAAAGCGTCTGGCGATCCCCGACATGTAGGACATGATGCTGTCCCAATGCCGAATCACCACGCCGAGCAGGGTCCAGTTCATGAAGAAATCGAGAATCGCACCACCGGCGCCCATCGCCGTTGACTTGATCCAGTCCCACGCTGCGCCGGTCGCCGCCTTGATGTCGTCCCAATGGCGCACGATTGCACCGACGATCGTCCAGTTCATGAAGAAGTCTGCAACGGCCTGCGCCGCGCGCAGCACGCCTGATTTGATCAGTTCCCATATCGCCAGCGTGATCGCCTTCAAATCGGCCCAATGATCGGCAATGAAGCCGACCACGGTCCAATTCATCAGGAAATCGGCAATCCAGCCGCCGACGGTCTGCACCGTCTGCTTGATGCCGTCCCACACCTTCGCGAAGAAGGCCGAGATCGGGTTCCAGTATCGGTAAATGAGGTGCGCCGCGCCGGCTATCGCAGCGACGACAGCAGTAATCGCGAGGCCGATCGGGTTCATGAGCAGAAGGCGGCCGACGGCGAAAACAGCACCGCCGAACGCGCGAAATGCGCCGCCCAGCATAGCCAAGGTGCCGCGCATCAAGCCGCCCTGGACGCCGAGCATTGCCAGCCCGTACCGGGTCAGCGCCAGCGGCCCGATAATTGCCGCGAGCCCGATCGTCAGCGAACCACCGCCCACGAGCACCGCACCGAGCGCGGCCAGACCAATCGCCAATGCCCGCGCCGTGCCTGCGTTCCGCTCGGTCCACCCGCTCACACGCTCAATTAGGTTTGCGGTCAGTTCGAGTCCGCGGTTATACAGCGGCAGGATTTTCGACCCTAGCTGTTCTTCGAGAATCGCCTTCTTCGACAGGGCGTCGATTTCCTTACCCTGCGGCAACGTCTGGCCGACGTTGAACCCCTGATCGATATCGTAGGCTTTCTCGTTCAGCGCAACACTCTTGTGAATCGCCTTGCGCTGCAGGAACATCGTGGCAAACAGGTTCGACGCACGACGATTCGTGAAAATCGAACTGATCGCACTGAGAACGTCGCGCTCCTTCGTGATGCCCTTCCTCTCAAACAGCGGCAGCAGCGTTTGTTCCATCCACTCAAACGGCGACGACTTGAACTGATCGGTGTTCAACAGCGCGCCATCGGCGAACGCCTTCACGAGCCCGGTTTTCTTGTTCCACTCGACCTTCTTTTTGTCGAGCAAGCCTAGCGACATGAGCTTGCGCGTCGCACGCACGGTCGTACGCCCTTCGATCAGGTTCTGATACCCAGACATGAGCGCGCTACCCACCGTGTCGCCGCCCATTTCCTGAATAAGCGGCTCCATCTGGTAATAGAACGCGTCGGAACGCAGCATCTTCGCCGCCGTGCCGCCCGTCTTGATGAATTCCTGCCACTGATCACCACCGACGCGCCCACCGGTCGCGGTGATGACCTTCTGCACCATGTTCGCTTCGCGATTGAACGTCGCGGCGTCGTTCGTACCGCCGCGCTGCTCGATCGCCTTCAACATGTTGACGAATTTCTGTTCGTTCTCGCCGCCTTGCTCGGCACCGAACAGCGCATCGTTCGCGAACTTCATTTTCGACAGCGTCGGCAGAATCATTTCCGCGTGATGCTCGTCGTTCAGGATCGTCATGGCGTCCCGCATCAGCGTGAGATTTTCCGTCGTGCTGACGCCGTAGGACTTGTGTTTGCGCGCGAAATCGATCGCCTTGGCCGTGTCGTGGTCGCCCGTGCCGAGCGCTTGAATCCGCACTTCTTCCAGCTTCGAATGCTTCGACTCGTCGAGCACGGCACCGACCCCGCCGAGCACACGCCCGCCTGCGGCACGCGATGCGTATCCGCCAACTGCCATTTCGGCCGCTGCACCTCGCGCGGCCTTAAGCCGATCGCGTGCGGGCGCGAGCGCCGCGCGGCGCTCATGCACCGCCTGCAGCCGGCGCCCCTGTTCCGCGATCGTCTCGTTCGTTTTCGCGATGCTCGACTGCAACGATTTCTCGTATGCCGCGAGCGTTTGCGTGCCACGCCCAGCCTGCTGCATGCGCGCGTTCAATTCACCGAGCCGGGTCCGCTGCTTCTCCTGCTGCTGCGTGAGCGTGACGACGGACGCGGACGCCCGCCGCATGGCGTTCTGCATCCGGACTGTAGGGTTTTCCGTCGCCTTGATCTGCGCTTGGAGCCCGGCGAACTTCTCCCGTGCTGCCTTCAGTTTCGTGGCGGTCTGCCCCATTTCGGTACGGACTGCCTTGACTGCGTCGACGGTCTTTTGTTGCTTTTGCAGTTCGGAAAGCTGTTTCTTCGTGTCGGCGAGCGCACGCGACAGACCTTTGCTACCGGTGAGCGCTTGGCGAAGCGGGCGCGTCAGCCGATCGACCATATCGAACACGACACGCAGTTTCAGTTCGTTATTCATTTCGTTCGTATCGCACTCGCGCCCGCTCGCGCCACTCCATCAGTTCGGAAACCGTCATCTGGTCCATGACGACGGGCGTCCAGCCAAACACCATCGCCACGTCCGCCATGGCATCTTCTATTACGTCGGGGAGCCCATGCTTGCACGCATGGCTTTCGTCATAAAAAAACCGCTGACGATCCCGGCCAGTTGCAGCAGGTCGGCCGGGTCGAGCTTCGACACGTCGGCTTCGGTCAGCGTCGGCGTGGTGATACGCGGGAGAACCTTGTGCAGCGCCGACACGTCGAGGTTCACGAGATCGGACAGCGATACGCCGCGCAGTTCGCCGGAACCGGGCTTGCGCAGCGTGATCGCCTTGATTTCATTGTCGCCCTGACGAATCGGCTGATCGAGCGTATGGGTGTTGTCGGTGTTCAGTTCTTTCATTTTCGTTTCTCAGTGTAGTGAGTGTTGGAGTGCGGACCCGCCGCACGTTGCGTTTAGACGCCGATGATCTTGCGGACCTGTGTGAGCGCATCCTTGCCGCCCACCAGTTCGATGAAGTTTTGCGCGTCGATTTCGATCACGGTTTCGCCGTTGATGGAAAGCTTGAAGTACGACAGCGCAAGCGTTCCCTTGGTCGTGGTGTCGTCGCCGGCTTTTGCAGTGCCAAAATCGATCTCGGAATAACGACCACGCCCGACAACTTCGACGGCAGTCCATTCTTCGTCGCTGTCGTTCTTGTACGCACCAGCGAAGCGCAGCATCACGCCATCGACGGACGCCTCGCCCCACTGGCTCAGCATGTTTTTGTCGAGCCCGCCGAGCGACCATTCCATTTCCATCGCTTCCGGCCCGAAATCGTATTTGACCGGCGCAACCATGCCGCCGCCGCGCCATTCCTCCATCTTGCGCGTAAGCTTCGGCAACGTCAGTTCGGCGGTCTGGCCGATATACGACACGCCGTTTTGAAACACGTTGAAGTGCTTCAGTTTGGACGGCATTCCCATTTTTCTTACCTCCCTTCCCTATGTCTGACCCGGACGACGTGTTCGAGCGGGTGCGTTACGCGTTCACCTGCGACGCGAAATCCGCCAGATACTGATCGGTGATCTTCTGGCGCAGCGTGAGGTTTTCCAGCGGCGGCACCGGCGTGTAGTCGTAATTGATCACGGCCTTGCCGTCTTTCAGCGCCACCACACCGTTCTGTTCCGCGTCGAACCACGCCGATCCGCCGATCAACTGGCCCTTGGTCTTCATCTCACGCATTTTTGCGTTGATGCCCTCGATCACGTCGCGCGGTAGCGCCGGAACCATCGCGCCGTCGATCACGACCATCTGTGCTTCGGCCATCGTGTCGGCCAGCACCTGCGCCGTGCGGGTGTAGTTTTCGAACGCAAACAGCGGATCGTCGGATGCCGTGCGCGAGCCCCAGAATCGGAAGCCGTTCCGGTTGATCAGCGTCGTGACCTGATTCTCATTGAGGAAACCAGCATCGGTCGCCGGGCTCTGCAAGTCCCACGAAACCGGCTTGCTGATCCCTTCGACACCGTTCACCGCGACGTTCGAGAGAGTCTTGTGCCAGCCGGTTTGTTGGTCGATCTTTGCACGCAGGCCGACCGCATACGCGACGGCGGGCACGACGACCTCTTTCGACGCGGCGTCGTCCCATGCGACGAAATCCGGCCAGATCACCATCACTTCACGCTGGCCGAACTGCTTCCGGTAGGCGACCGCCTCCTCCTGCGTGGCGACCAATTCGCCCGTTTCGTTACGAGCCGCGACGTATGTCATCGCGCGCAGCAGTTGCCCGGTGGATGCCAGCGCGTTCGCGACCGGTTGCGTATCGAGCCCAGGAACAGCCAGAATTCGCGGCTTCACCTGCACGACGGACGGCGCGGATTCAAGCGCCTTGAGCCCGGTTTTCGTGCCGTCGGCATTCACGGTTCCGATAATGTTCGACGTCGTTTCCGCCGAATCCTTGCCTTGCGGGACGCGCACCACGACGGTGTATGGGCGGGCCTGTTTCTGGATCGCGTCGAGCGTCGTGTACAGCGTGCCCTTGCGGCCCGCCTTGCCAAGCGCGGCCTGCACGTTCGTGAGCAGCACCGGCTTGTTCAGCGGGAACGTGATCGGGTCGGCATCGTCGCCAGTACAGACGACACCGATAACGGCCGTCGAGATCGTGGTGATCGGACGGACGCCGGTGTTATCTTCAACGACGGTTACGCCGTGGTGATAGTCCTGCGCCATGATTGTTCTACTCCCTTGATATTGAATTGACGCGGCCCGGATCTGGGCCGCCCGTCATCGGCTCCGGTCAGTCGGCGATAATTTCGGCGCCCGAGAAGGCGTAACGGTTCGGCGCGTATTGCTTCAACGTCGCGTTGCCGTCCTCGCCCTCCGGAACGGGCGCCACCAGTGCCGCCTCAACGTACGCCCTCGGGTCTTTCCCGGTCTTCGGCACACCCTCGACGCTCAGCATCGAGTTGGCGAGCGGTGTGCAATTTGCACGGCGTGCCGCATCGTCATAGAAGCTCGACATCTGCGCCGACGTACAGTTGGCCGCGTAATTGATCGTCACCGAGTCGATACGGTGAATGCTGGCAGGAGCGCCTGACATTTCAACGGTGATCGTTTTCTTGAGAGTCATTGCTGGAATCTCCGATAAAGGTTCAGTAAATGGTTCGACAAATTTCCGGCTCAGACAGGCGAAACCGGCCATACAACATTCAGCGGGAACCCGGCTTGCTGCGGCACGTCGCGCAGTTCAGCGCGGTATTTCCGAAGCGCCGATTCACGCTCTGCGTCGCCTGAATCGGCCGCCCGCTCGACCAACGGGTCGACCTGCGCGAGAAGCGCGTCGCGCTCGCGACGCACGCGAGCCGCAGCGTCGATCACTTCGAATTCCGCCTCGAACTCCGGCCACCAATTCAACAAGTCGGCCGGGGTCGGCTGCGGAATGTCGCGCGGGTACCAGATCGGCACCCACGCCGACTTCGTTTGCTCGTATGACTTTTCATCGACAGGATGCGCGACCCAATAATCCCGGCAACGCACAAGCTGCGGGAATTTCTTCGACAGAATGAAAGCCGCCTGCTCGACGTGCAGCATGAATTTGTTCGTCATTGATTCCTCAGAAGTACGCCGTAAATCGTGATCGCGTTGGCCGTAGCGTTACCGGGACCGGACAGTCCGCAGACAACCCACGGTGCTGGCAAGACACCGTTGACGCGTTCAATCGTGCCGAAGTTGTTGACGCCGGAATCCCACTGGACGCGAGCGCCGGCACTGGCTCGCGCGTTGATGTTCCCCCAGATATCGTCGATCTCTACGCTCAGGTAGCGACCACGCCACGTCAAATTCAGGTTCCCGTCGGGTTTGAGAATCTGGGCGCCGCGCATGTAGACCGTGCCCCAATCGTCTACGCGGAACGTGACTGCGTTGTATGCGCTGTTGATGAACTCCACACCGCCGTCGTCCGCCGCGCGAATGTAGCTCCACGAATCCTTGCCGGCGCGATTGTTGTGCAGACCGATATCGGCTTGCCAACCTGGACGGTCTAATACGATGCGGTCGTTGAAATATGAGACGCCCTTGCCACGGATATTTTGAATCTCGACCCGGTTGTCCTCGCCCCAGACCGTAATGACGTTGGCGCGCCATGACCCGTCAGGGTTCGCGGTCGACCATGCAGAGTAGCCATACGCCCCGCCGGACGACATCGAGCCATGCCACCACGCCTGTGTCGTGCCATCTGCCCGCGCTGCAACGAACCCAACGGCGTTCGAGTTGTTTGGCTGCTTCGCCCGTAGGTCGCCCGTCATTGTGTCGCCGGACTTGTGGACGAACGTGTTGTCGAGAAACGTACGAAGCCACTGTCCGCCCCACTGAGTGCCCCAGATGTTGCCATCCTTCGCGATAGTCGCGTTCGTGCCGCCAGCATAGGTGGGGCCGCCGACCATCAGATTGCCACTTCCAGTTGCAACGGCGGTGTCGCCGGAAACGGTCAGATTTTTCGCAACGGAGAGCTTTCCGCTCACGGTCACATCGCCAGTTACGCCGAGCGTCGATGACAGCGTAGTGGCGCCCGTAACGGTCAAAGCCTTGCTTACAGATGCGTTTCCGGTCAGGGTAGTGTCACCCTTCACTGTCAGAGCCGAATTGAGCGTGGCGGCACCGCCGACCGTCAGCGCTTTGTTGGCGGTGACACTTCCGTTGAAACTCGTGCCCGCGCCCGTAGCGTCGATCGTGACTGCGCCAGAGCCGAGATTCCACGAGAACGGCCGATAGCTGTTGAAGCTTCCGTACTGATCCTTAGCAGCAGTCTGCATGAAGTAGACCGAGCCACCATCGTTTCGGATGAACACGCCATAGTCACCACTCACCGCGCGGAATGCGTTGTTCGAGGTAGATTGCACTTCGCCCGCGAAACGGGCGCTTCCAGCCACCTGCATACGAGTCGATCCGTCGTCGGCGGGACCACCGATGAGCACACGATTCGGCATGCTGACAGCGCCGGTCGCATAATCGATTGTGAAAGGGCCGTCTTTGAACGTACCGGACGAGGTGTAGCGATTGATTTCGAACAGACCGCCGTTTGCCCAATCGCCACGAATACCCCACTGCGTAACCCCTGCTTTTTGGAAATACAGGTTGCTGTGCACCGTTCCAGCAGGATCATTGGTCGTGAATCCGCCGCCGCTCTTTGCGGTCGTTACGTTGGAAGCGAAGGCTCCACTTCCATTTACCTGAAGCATGTCTGTACCGTTACCCGAACCGGAACCGACGAAAACGCAGCCTGCGGAATCGATCGTGAGCCGATTCGCACCGCCGGCGAAGAAGCGATGCGTGGCAGCGTAGTATTGCAGCGTTCCGGTGTCGTTCGTCGTTCCACCACCGCCGCTCGCGAGAATGCGTGCGTCGTGATCGACGTTGGAACCCGACGAATGGAAGTCGATGAACGGCGTGCCTGCCGCGGACACACTGCCGAGTTCGATGCCGGCGTTTCGAGCGGACATGACGAGTGAACCCGCGATGCCGACCGTGCCCCTGAAATATGCGATGCTCGATTCGTCACCAGCAGTTGCGCCAACAATCAAGCGTCCGTCTGCTGTGAAGCGGGCACGTTCGGCTCCAGCGGTCCGAAATACGAGTGCGCCCGCACCGGACGTTCCGCTGCCATATGCGCCTATCGAGGGGCCGTTGGCGTTTCCAAATCCGAAGACGCCAGAATCGGTCGCGCCTTGCTGGAGCAAGTAGTAATTGCTGGCACGAATGCTTCCGCCTACCTGAAGCGCGTTCTTGCTATCGTCGGTGACTGCGCCGATCCCGACGTTCCCACTTTGCCAGATGCGCGCGGCCGTGCCGTTCAACACCTTAAACTGGATGCCGACCGAGCCGTTCGTCGGCACGCTACCTGCTTCGTCGGTCGTTGCGTGGATGTAAAGTGGCTTGGCGGCTCCGGGGGACGAATAGCTGACGATCTTGTTGTCGTAGGCGGCATTGGGATCCAGTCCGCTCGCCGCGCCGATAGCGATGTATTGAGCAGAGTTTGGACGCGCGACGACAAGTCCGTGACCGGCGGTCGGGTTTGCGATCCGAAGCGCGCTAGCGCCATCGTCTCTTTCTTGCCCGATCAGCACTCGCCCCCCATAGGTCAGGCGCATGACACGCGCCATCCGCGTGTCGGATTGCGCGTCGTTGATGCTGCTGTTCAGGTAGAAGTCGAGGTATTCCTTACCCCATGATCCGCCATCAAAGCCCGCCCGAATTGACGCGATGAGCCGCGCATTGGTGTCTGCCGTGCCCGCCGCGAACGTGCCGAGAAAACGAATCTTCGCATCGCGGTTGAGCGCACCGGACGCCGCCGCGACGGAGAGCTGCGCGTCCTGATCGGTCGGCGCCGACGTGACGCTCGCCGGGCCGGTCAGCTTCGGGCGAAGGAGAGGCGCATACCATGCGGCGGCGGTCTTGGGCGTGACCGCACGTAACGAATCCTTGCCGGCGTTGACTTCTTCCTGAGTCGCCAGTTCGATCACGCCCTGCACCGTTTCCGATGCGGGCGGATTCAGGAACGATGCGTCGCCGAAAACGAGTTTTGCCGCGTCGATCGACACAAACTGCATGTCGGACGCCAGCATCAGATAAGCGGCGGGCGACTTCTCCATGATAGGAGTGCTCTGCACGTACACCGCCACCAGCACGCCGCTTTCCAGATAGAGCCCGTACCCGTACAACGAATATTGATCATTCGTCGTGTCCTGAATCGTGACGTGGATCGTGTCTTTCGCCACGTTCTTGCCGCCGAACGTCTTCACCCGTTTGCGCTCGTTCGGCATCACCGTCATGGCCGGGTCGAACACGAACGCGCCTGTACACAGACCGATTTCGGTTACGCGATGGTCGTTCGTTCCCGTGTTGCCTTGTGCGACCAACGCAGCGCGCCCGGCATCGGTTACTCGAATGAAATTCCCTGCCATGTTTATTGTTCCGTCAACGTCAGACGACGATAGAGCGCGGCCTGCCCGCCTGCCCCGATACCGATCGAACCACTAAGGGAAAAGCCCTGCGTGAAGGTGTAGTGGGCGCGCACGGGCTTCGCGCGATCGACTTCCGCGAGAATGTCGGCGATGTACGACGCGGTCGGCGGGTTGCCGTCCTGCGCGGCGACCGTCATCACCATGTCAAAGGTGTACGGCTTGCCCGGCGGTTCTTGCTCGAACCACTCGCGCATGACGATGTTCCCGCCGAAACTTTCGACCACTTCGCGGACAGCCGCCGCCGTGCCGTTCTTTCGTGCGATCGGGATAGCGGCTTTCACGCGAGCGCGCTTGATGCGCTCGGGCCAGTCGTCTTTCCACGTCACAACGCCCAGATGCCACGCGAGCCACGGCAGCAGATCGAGGCGGATCGTGTCCGGGTTCATCAGGTCACGAATCGGCACCGGCACCTCGCCAAGCCGCGCATTTGCGGCCGCGATCGCGCGCAGCAGGGGCGATGCGTTCGGCGGCAGCAGATCACCCGCCATAGACGCCTCCCGGTGTGATCTTCACCGCCCGGCAGTACGGCGCCTGCGTTGCGGAAATTTCAACGTCAGTGCTCGGCGCATTCAACTTGACGCGCTCAACGCCGTCCACGTGCAACGCAGCGTAGATGCCGGACAAAGTAACCTCGCGGCCGATACGGTGCGTTTCGGAAACGTAGGCCGCGAGCTTCGCGTCAGCCTCTTTCAGTACGACACTCGAATCCGGCCCGGGGAAGGTGAACAGCACCGCGTCGACCTCATAACCGACGATCGTTGCGCCACGCACCGTCACCTTGTCAGTGAGGGGGCGCACGTCGTCCGCACGAAGCGCCGCGGTCACGGCGTCGATCACCTCTTTCGACGGCGTGCCGTCGCCGTCTCGAGACAGGACAGTGACGAGTACCTCGCCGGGCGCCGGGCTCGTCGCCGACGCGTCGAGCACCGATCCATGTGCCGCCAGTGCGTGCGAACGATATGCGCCCTCCGGACCCGCGACGGAATACCCTTGCGGCGCCAACTGAGTGCGATAGCGCAAATCGCTGTTGCCTTCCATGACGGCCGCTGCACCGGTTTCCGGATCTGCGGGCGTGATTTCCAGACGTTTGACGCCGAGCAACGCGGCCAGTTGATCCAGATCGCCGTCCATCGCGAACGCCAGCATGACCGCACGCGCGGCGTCATTCACGCGTTGCCGCAGGTACATTTCGCGATAGACGCTTTCTTGCAACATGATCGTGATCGGCTCCGATTCCAGTTCGAGCGCCGCAGCGACTTCTGCACGCCGGTCGTCCGGTACGAGCGAAAGCAATCCGGCCTTACGCTCCGCGAGCATTGCCTCAAAATCGATTTCCTCGACAACATCGGGTGCGGGCAGGCGCGACAGGTCTATCGGGGTACTCATGAGCCGATGCCCTCGACCGAAACCGACGTGTTGAAATCAACAGAAGCACCGCGTACCGTCGTATAGCCTTCCACGATGACCGGCAACGTCCCGGCCGCGAATTCGCCGGACGTGATCGCATCCTGATCGATCGAGACACGCGTGAGCGTCAGCCGAGGTTCCCACCGCATCAACGCGGTTGCGACGGCCGCATACACCTGCGTGAGCACGCCTTGATTGCCCGGCGCGTCGATCTGGTCCGGCAGGTCCGAGCCGAACAGTCGCCGCTTCACGCGCGTGCGCAACGGCGTCGAAAAGATGATCGCGATCGACTGACGCAGGTGATCGACGCCTTCGACGTATCGCCCGGTCTGTGCATTCATGCCAATCATCACGCCCCCGCGATCGGCGACGACACGAGCGCGAACTCGCCCTGCGCGCGGTGGAGATGGTGCGCGAGGCTTACGCCGCTTGCGCTAACGTCACCGGTGAAATCGGCCGAGCCGTGAATCGTCATGACCGGGCCCGAACCGCCCTCGCCCGCCTGCCCGGTTGCGCCGTTCAGAAACGTGAACGGCCCTTCCACCGTGAGCGCGCCGGTGCAGGTCGTTTGCGGCGCGTCGATCTTTACCGTTTCGGCCTTGACGGTCGCCGCCTGTGTTTCGATCAGCACGGACGCGGGCGCTGCGAAATGGATCGTGGCACCCGCAGGCAATGCCACCGTGAGCGCGTGGCTCGCGTCGTCGTACAGGATACGGCCGCCGTCGGCGAACACGATCATGTGCTCGCTCGGGCTCGTGCTCGGCGCGGGATAGTCGTCGGCATACTCGGCGCCGGACACTACGCCTTGCGACGGATCACCGCCCGGGCAGTCGATCACCACCGGCTCGCCGATGCTCGGCGCACTCCATGTGCGGACCTTGCCCGCACGCGTGGCTTTCCATGGTAGCCAGTTCGTCGTCAATCCTTCGCCGTCGGTGTCAGGATCGCCGACGGCAACGCGGCACCGGGGTGCGGTCGGGTCGGCCAGATCGAGCGCGACCACGCGGCCGCGCAAAATCCCGTTCTGCTGTTGTCGCAGTGTTTCGTTCGCCTGTGCCTGTCCCACGTATGCCTCACCGCTGTATCAATCGATACGCCCATCGTGCCGCGCGCGCGATCGACAGGCGAGCGACGGCACCACGACTCAGGCCGGGTACAAAATCAGCGAGGGAAAGGTGACTGGCGTGCGCGACCGAGCGTCAGCGGGAGGAAAGGTGTTTGAGGTAATGGTCGCGAATCATGTCGCGCTCGGGCTCAGTGAAGCCGAGCAGCACCCGGCGCGGATACCGGTATTCCGGTCCGCCCGGCGCCACCGGGGCACGCTCGCCGTGTTGGTGGACGGCTGCAATCTGCGCGACGCGCCCGGCGAATCCGACCGTGCCGCCGTCGGCCGTCGCCGCGACCGTCATAAACCGGGTCGTGCGCAGCTTCATGAACATGGCCTGACGCCTGATCCGCCCCGCGCTGGCGCGCGCAGGCGGGCGCTTGCCCGACGCACGCTTTCGCGGCTCGAATGGCGTTCCATCCGGGTTCGATTGCTTCGCGATGCGGGCCGCCTGACTGCGCCGCAGGTCGCGCACGATAGCGCGCAGCACGCCGCGTCGCTGCGCGGGCGTGAGCTTCGCGAGCAGTTCGCCCGCCCACGAATCAAGCGCGGTTAGATCGTCCGTCACCGCCGACCCGCCACGAGGATAGTTTCAACCGGGTCGATCAACCATGCGGCCGAATCCGTATCGACGTTACCGGGAGCGCTGTCGTCCACAGACGCGTACGACCGGGTACCGTCGGGTGCCACCTTCACCACGACGTTTTCTGTCAGCGGCACGCGGATCGACAGATCGACGGCGCCATGATTCAACATGTCTGCTTCGAACGTGATGCCGTTCTGCCGCGTGTCCGGGTTCTGCACGATATCCGGCTGATTGCGCTTCGCCCACTCGACAATATCGCCCATCAGGGCGAACGTCGATCCGGCGAAATCGAGCAGCACGATACGCGCCACGTAGCGAATTACGTACGACTGCGCCCGCGACGCGTTCGATTCGGTCACACCTTCGTCAACGAACACGAGCAGCCGCTCGGGGTTTTCAGGCAGGTACGCGACAGCGCCAGTGATCGCGGCGCGTAAGGAATCGAGCTTTTTCACCGTGCGTCGCCCGGATCTGCGACCGTGGCCGCGCGCTCGGCGCGTGCCTGGCAGTCGGCAATCGCGTCCACCGTAGCCGCGCATTGCGCCCATGCGGCCTTCGTCATCAGCAGCGCCGCGTTCATGTCACGGTTCGTTTGCGGCGCCATCGCAGGTAACGCGCACCGCGACACCGGCTGGCACGCGTTGAAGGTAATCACAGGCACCGGTGAGATCGGGGCTTGCTTGCAGGCGGGCAACGTCAGCAGGCAGGACAGTATCAGCCCATGCGCGAGATTCGGGCGTTTCATTGAGGATTCTCCGGGTTGCGGCTTCGATGCGCGCCTGCGCCGCGCTGATCTGCGTGCGCGTCGTATCGAGCCGCCGTTGTAGTTCAGCGTTCGACTGCACGGTCGCTTCGAGTCGCGCAATCGTCTGATCGCGTGCCGCCACCTGATCGCGCGCATCGCGTGCGGCCTGCTTTGCGTCCGCAACGTCTGTACGAAGCGACTGGACATAGCGAACGCCGCCCCATACGGCGAGCGCAGCCGCGCCGATCGCCAGCAGCTTCGCGACGAGCGGATTCATGCGCCCACCGTGTACGACGCCGATTCGCCGCTGAAATTAGCGGTCAGCACCTGCCGACGTGGTTTCACGCCGTCGGCCGCGAGGCCAATATGCACCCATCGGCCGCCCTCGTGGATGAGCTGATCGAACGCGAGATTCGACGCCGCCAGCTTGCGGACCACGTCGAGCGGAGCGCCGAACTTCGGGCACACGAAATCGGCCGCGAGCCCGGCGAGGTGAGCGCTGTTCGCGACGCCGCCGACCGCACGATTCAGCGCCGGGCAGCGATAGCCCGACGTGATCTGCATCGGCTTGCCGCCGAGCAGTACGCGGGCCTGTTCCAGCGTTTGCGCCAGACGGCGCAGGTTTTCGACCGTCGCGGCCGACGGCGTGTTGTCGATATGCCGCGTGCGCGCTACGTCGCTCGCCGTCAGTTCTTCGAGCGTGAAATGGTCCGTCAACTGCATAGAGCCTCCCTGATTGCCTGCGTGCGGTGCGTGCCCTATCGGCCCGTATCCGCCCCGCGATCCACTTCGCGCAACGCACGATCGAGCACCCGATCGAGCACCCGCGAGCCGCCGTATCCGGCTAGCGTGATGACGCCCGCCTCAAGCACGGCCTGAAAATTCATCCATTCGGACGCGAAGAACGCCAGCAGCCCGGCCACGAGCGACACCACCAGATCCTTGGCGATTTCCAGCCCGATCGAGCGAACCGGCGCCACGTCGGCCGCAAGCTTCTGCAACGTGCTCGCAAGGCCGCCAATGAACGACAGGAACAGGCACAGCGTCACGGCCGCGAGCGGGATGCTCGACAGATCGTCGCCGAACGTGACCGTTGCAGCCCACGCCGACGGCGGCCACACCACCGCCAGCCAGACCCACCGATACCGAATCAGGTTTTGCACGCAGCCCTCCGATGACGTTTTTCGAATTGATCGTGGAACGCCAGCACCAGACTGGTAACGGCCATTCCGACATACAGCAGATAAGCACCCCACGCGTCACCGAGGATCGGCGCAAAGACGAAGGGCGGCACGAGATAGCAGAACGCCGCGCCGACGTATAGCCCGTGGCGATGCCGCACGAGCCACACCCAAGCGCAACGTCGCGGCAGGACGCCGTTCAGCAGCACATCAGCCACCTGCACCATTGCGATACCGATCATGCCAAGCGTCAGGATTGCACCCGGCAAACCCTCCCGCCGCATCATCATGTCCGCGAGCGCATACGGCGCCGACACGCTGCGCGTGATGACCACCAGCGCGAGCACCGCATACAGCGCGCGGAACGCGACAGCGCGCGCGCCGTGATCTTGAAAACTGGGGTCTTTTCGCATACGAACCTCAATCGAATAGCTGAACCAGCGGCGCCGTTCCCGCGATCCCCGTCGGGTCCGGCATTTCGACCTCGAACCCGAGCGGCAGAAACAGGCCGATATCGGCCAGACCCGGGTTCGCCTCTAACACCGCCTCGACCACGCCATCGGTGCGGCCGTACCAGCGCCAGCAGAGCGCGTCGACGGTTTCGTTTTGTTGTGCGCGTGCCTTCATCAGATCAGGTCCACCGTGACGCGCCGGCGTCGCATGATGTCCGAGACGGCCCAATACGCGTCACGCCGCGCGTCGTCCGGCAAGCAATCCAGCGCGTCCGCCCTGCGCGCGCCACTGGCCGACGTGTCGTAACCGCGATAGCGCTCGACCAGCCATGCAAGCGCCCATGCGTATACGGCCCGGCGAAACCGCGACACCTGCACGTTCACGCCGTCCACTTCACCGCCCAGGGTCGCCGCCAGATCGGCCGCGCCTTCGCGCTCGCGATCAGCACGCCACTCGGCGAGCACGTCACGGGTATGCGCGATGCCCTCGACCACCGCATCGCGAAGCCGGGCGTCGGTGATCGTGCCGTCGGGCAAGCGCATCACCTCCCGGGCGACGCGCAGATCGATTTCGGGAAACCAGCCATCGCCCGGTATGACCGGGGCAACAGTAGGATCAACCGGTTTCGGCGCGGTCGCGGCCGGGACGGGTGCCGTCGAAACGAAATCGTTCATCGCAGCACCGTGTCGGGGTGGCGGTGGACGCGCGCCGCTTGGCAAGGCGCAATGCCTGCCGCCCGGCACGCGTGCCGCCACGTCGCGAGGGACGCGTTACGCATCCGAGCCCTCACCGTCTGGGCCGGGTGCAGATTCTTTGTCGGACAACAGCGCTTCGAGTCGCGCGATATCGCGCTTGACGCCAATCTTGTCGTTCAGTTCGAACGCCCGGCGAAACGCGGCAAGCGCGGCATCCGGATCGGCGGCAGTCAGCGCCACGCCGTACGCCTTGAACAGCTTCGCGCGGATCTGATCGACCATATCGAAAGGCGCGGTCAGATCGATTACTTCGGCCAGCATGCCAGACGGCACGTCGGCCGTGTCCGCGAACCCTTCTGCCACCGTCGCGGGTAGCGTGCGGTCGAAATGCGCGGGCATGGTCAGGCCGTGACGGATCGCGTAGCGGGCGATTTCCATCGCCCCGCCCATGTCGCGTGCGTCGAGCCGCCACAGCATGATCGTTGTCACCACGTCATCCTGACCGCCTGCGTCGCGCTCCAGCACTTCGCTGATGTACGGCACGTAGTCGGGCAGGATTTCGCGCTTGATTTCGACCTTTCGCTCGACGGATTGAGTTTCCTTCAACCGCCGCTGATCCGTCGCAAGCTTCGCGCGCATCATTTCGTACGCCCTGCCCTGCCCGCGCTGCGTGCTCGCCGCGACCTCGCCGCGCGTCTCGCCGGGTTCGGCGACGGACGCGGCCGATGCAGCGACACGCATCAGGTGCCGAGTGATCGGGGTATGTCGCGTCATCGCCGCACCTTACTGGCCGTCCACCGGCGCAGGCGCACCGGCGAATTCGATGTTCTCGATCAGGCAACCGGCGCCGAAATCCTCGACCACGTACGCTTCGTTGCTCGATTCGAAGAACTCGACCTGATCGCGCTTCGGGTTGTCGATCACCGCGCGCCGACGGCCACCGATTTGCCAGTAAAGCGACAGGTTTTTCGGGATGGTGATAAACAGCTTGCCGCGCGGCATGAACGGCACCTGCATGGCTTGCAGATTGCCGATGCGCTTCTGGCTGATGACCAGACCGGCCGCGAGCGATTCCGTCGGCGGGTTGTCGCGATCGAGAATCGGGAAATACTTGTCCAGGAGCGTATCGCGGCCACACAGCACGACCAGTTCCGGGCTTTCCGCATACCACGGCTCAATCAGCGAATTCGTCGCCTCGTACACGAGTGCGTCGAGATTCTTGTAATCGCCGTCGGCGCCGCCGATCACCAGCTTGCCCGAACCTTTCTTGCCTTCTCTGATCACGCGATCGCCCGCTTGATCGCGGTACTTCTGGAGCCAGCCCTTGTTCACGTCCTCGAGATTCGGGTTCTTCGTGCGATCCGACGTGGCGGCTCGGCCCACACCGTTGAAGCCGATGCGAATCCGATCGAGTGCTTGTTGCTGCGCGTTCACGTCGCGCACCATCGTCTGGAAGTACGGGAACTGCGCCCACGCGTCGAGTTTGCTGTACTTCAGATGCGTATCGAAGTTCGTTTGCGCGCACACGTACGCGTTCGGGTCCATGTCCGTCAGATCGACCGTGGTTCGATCCGATTTCGTGGTGTCCGTCGTGCTCGCGATCGGAGCACCGATCAGCAGGCCGAGCTTTTCGCCCATCTGTTCGGTCACGCCCTGCACGTTGATGCGTTGCAGGAACGCCGCCGATTCCTGAATGCGCTTTTCGAGCGTCTGTTGCACGCTCGGCGCGACCGCGAATTTTTCTGCGACGCTCGCGACGCCGTTGAGCTTCGCGATGTTGTCCATGTAGCGCGTCAATGCGCGCCGGGTAATCGGGTTCATGTGTTCTCCGATGATTCGATGTGCGTTGAGTGTGTCCGGCCGCCGTCAGCAGTCGGTAGCGTCCCAATCGGCGCCGCCCGTTGCGCTCGGTCGCGTGGTCGCGCCCGGTTCACGTTCGAGCTTCTGGCTCAGGGCGTTGAACGCTTCACGGTCTTTCTCACACTCGGCTTTGACCGATGCAAGATCGCGCGTCAGGTTTTCGATCAGCACCTGCTGCGACGCGCAGTGCATCGAGAGACGCGTTACCGCATCAGCGCTCGATTCACTGCTCGCACCACCTCCGGTCACCGTATCGTTCGATGCGCGGCCACACTTCGGCGTCGGCGTGTGCGCCGGGCCCCTGGCCCCCATACCGAACATTTCGGCGAATTTCGCGGCGACCGCCGAGGCGAACGACGTAGCCGAAACCGCCGGATCGGCGGGCACGTCGGCGACGAGCGACGCCGCGTCAACCTCGACGGCGACCGAGAACAGGTTGTCCGGCGCGAGCTTTCGCCCCTTGAAGTGATCCGGGTATTGCTGCGAGAACGTGAGGATTTCCGTGCCGAGGCTGGCCGGGCTGTCGGTCACGCCGAGCCCGACGAGATACGCCTTGCCGCTGTCCGCGAAATTCGGCGCAATCTCGATACTCGAATAGATCTTCTGGCGGGCCTTCGTCATCGCACGCAGATCGTCGGTCGGATCGATTTGCGCGAACAGCGCCAGCTTGCCATCCTCGACCGATCGAGCTTCGACCGCACGCACATCACCATATGCGCGGAACTGGCCGTCGGGCAACACGCCGCGAATGTGTTCCAGAAACACGCGCGCGCCATACGTTGCCGGGTTGTACGTGTCCGCCATTTCTTGAATCTGCTGCCGCGTGATGGCGCGACCGTCCGTCGTCGCGCCCTCCGTTGCCACCCGCACAAACTTCATTGTGTTTTCTCCCTGTTGATTCCTGTCCGCTTATCGAGCGTGAACACCATCGTGCGTGAGCACCGCCAACGCTTCAACGCACGCTCCCGTGTGACAGGCCGGGTACAGATTCAGACGGTCGATTTCGCGCTCGCGCGCGCGATACGCTCGACGCATGGTCAAACCTGCAAACCCCTTCGCCGACTTCCCGGCATCGAACGATGTATCCGCAACGAACGTGACGAACCTCGCCACGCGCCGCGTTGCGCGTGATCTGTTTTGGAGCGGATGGAAGATTGCCGCCATCGCCGAGTACATCGGCGAGCCGCGGTCAACTGTAGAGACGTGGAAGCAACGCGAGCGATGGGACAAGGCAACCGCCGCCGACAAGGTGATTGATGCACTCGTGCAGCGTCAGCGCGTGCTGATTGCGAAGGAAAACAAGGAAGGGAAGGACTTCAAAGAACTCGATTTGCTCGGCCGAGAAATGGAGCGCCAACAGCGCATACAGGCACGCGCCGAGCGCACCGAAGGTAGTGTGACCGAGAGCCGTACAGCCGCCGAAAGCAAGGCGAGCCCGTCGCCTCGCTCGTCGTCGCGGAAATCGTCCCGCAATGCGATCACCGAGGAACAGGCGACGCGGCTGATCGAGGCGGTAAGAGAGTCGTTAATCGGACATCAGGTTACGTGGTACGAGAACCGCAATCTGCGCCGCCGGAATGTTCTGAAATCGCGGCAAATTGGGGCGACACATTATTTTTCGAATGAGGCACTCGCGCGGGCGCTGGAAACCGGCTACAACCAAATTTTTCTGTCCGCTAGCCGTGCGCAGGCGCACGTGTTTCGCAACAACATCGTGAAATTCGCGTGGCAGGCGGCACAGGTTGAACTGACTGGCGATCCGATTGTTCTGCCCAACGGTGCAAGCTTGATTTTTCTTGGCACCAGTTCGCGAACCGCCCAAAGTTACAGCGGCGACCTGTATTTCGACGAGTATTTTTGGGTACCCAAGTTTTCGGTCCTCAATAACGTCGCGTCAGGCATGGCGACGCACAAGCATCTCCGGCTGACGTATTTTTCGACCCCGTCAACGACAAACCACGAAGCCTACCCGTTCTGGACTGGCAAACACATTAACGACGGTCGCGCACACGACGAGCGAGTCGAGATCGACGTATCTCATGCTGCCCTCGCGAAGGGGCACATCTGTGCAGACGGCTATTGGCGGCAGATTGTTACAGCAGAGGATGCACTCGCCTCTGGTTTCGACCGGCTCGATCTTGACGACTTGCGCATGTCGAGAAGCCCGGCAGATTTCGAAAATCTGTACATGTGCCAGTTCGTGGACGACACCACTTCGGTGTTCGCCTTCCGGCTCGTACAGGCGTGCATGGTCGATTCATGGGACGTATGGACCGATGTAAAGCCGTTGCTCGATCGGCCGTTCGGCTGGAAGCCTGTCTGGATCGGCTACGACCCTGCCCTTACCGGCGATTCGGCCGGGTGCGTCGTCATCGCCCCGCCCGACCAGCCGAATGGAAAATTCCGCGTGCTTGAGCGGCATCGCTGGAAGGGCATCGACTTCGAGACGCAAGCCGAGAAAATCCGCGAACTGACGCAGCGCTACCACGTGACCTATATCGCGATCGACACGACCGGCATCGGTCACGGCGTGCATCAGCTCGTTCGCCAGTTCTTCCCGCGCGTCGTGCCGATCCAGTATTCGCCCGAAGTGAAAAACCGCCTTGTCCTGAAAGGCATGTCGGTGATCGGGAAAAAGCGCCTTGAATTCGACGCGGGTATGACCGACCTCGCGCAATCGTTTCTGTCCATCCGACGGGCCATGACCCCGAGCGGGACGAAGATGACCTACACCGCCGCGCGCAATGAAGAAATCGGCCACGCTGACCTTGCATGGGCCTGCCTGCACGCGCTCGATAACGAACCCCTCGAAGGTGCCAGCCGCGCGCGCAGCACCGTGGAGATTTACTGATGAGTACCGCCCTCGTTCCGACCACCGACGCGCACGAAATCGCCACGCGCGCGCCGCTGTCCTCGATCGAAGCATTCACGTTTGGCGATGCCGTCGCCGCAATGGACGGCGCCGATATTCTCGACTACGCCGAACTGTGGGCGATTGACGATTATTTCGAGCCACCGATTAGCCGGCAGGGACTCGCGAAATCGCTTCGCGCCGGTACGCATCACGCGTCCGCGCTGTACTTCAAACGAAACGTGCTCGCCTCGACGTTCATCGAGCACCCGAAGTTTTCGCGAGACGCGTTCCGCCGCCTCGCGCTCGATTTTCTCGTTTTCGGCGACGCGTACCTCGAACGCGAGCGCAACCGCATGGGCGGAGCGCGCAGCTATCGCCCTTCCCCGGCGAAGTACACGCGCCGGAAAACGGATCTGGTCAATTTCGTGTTCATCGACGGGTTTCTTGACCGCCACCAGTTCGATACGGGCTCGATTTTCCAGTTGATGGAACCGGACGTGAATCAGGAGGTGTACGGCATGCCCGAATACATTGCATCGTTGCAATCCGCGTGGTTGAACGAGTCGGCCACCTTGTTCCGGCGCCGCTACTACGCGAACGGCTCGCACGCCGGGTTCATCCTGTACCTCAACGATCCGAACATGGACCCGGACGACGTAGACGCGATCCGGAAAGCGTTACGCGACTCGAAGGGTATCGGCAACTTCCGAAACCTGTTTCTGCACTCGGCCGCGCGAAACAGCGGCGGCGAAAAAGGCGCGGTCCAACTGATCCCGATTTCCGAGGTTGCAGCGAAAGACCAGTTTTTCGACATCAAGAACGTGACGCGCGACGACACGCTCGCGGCCCATCGCGTTCCGCCGCAGTTGCTTGGCATCGTCCCGAGCAATACGGGCGGCTTCGGCGCGGCCGACACCGCCGCACGCGTGTTCGGGCGGAACGAGATCGTGCCGCTGCAACAGCAATTCCTCAAAATCAACGAGTGGGCAGGCGAGAAGATCGTTAGCTTTGTGGATTATGTGATGCCGTAGACAACATATGTCCTGCAATTGTCACCGGTGAACTCGGTGAGCCAGAAACGACTGAACTGCAACAGATCGGAATCGATCGGCGCGCGACCACGGACAACGTACATCTCGCCCTATCAGTACGGGTCTAACGACGCGCCAGCAGCCTTCAACACGGCTACAAACTCACTGTTCATTCTCAAGTACCGCGCAGCCTCGCAATCCATGAACTGAATCCCCATAATTATCAATCTGAGTTGAGAGAAGTCAGTGAAATTTATTAGTGTATTGAAATAATCTTCTCTGACCTCTAACGAAAATCCTTTGGCGTCGGCCAACTTGTCGGAAATCATTTTCACGCAAATATAGAACGCGCGAACAACTCCAAATATTTGATCGGTCGAATCCGTTTCTTCAATATAATCCGTGATGCGCTTGTCAGAGCATCCTAAATCCCTAAGCAATCCAATTTCAGCCTCGATTTTCATTATCGCTTCGGCGCCCCGCTTCGTTATCTTTGCACCATCAATGGGGAAATCAATTTTAAACCTCTCCAGGAGCGACTTCTGCGAATCTATCATATTAAAAAGAAGATCCGAAAACGATTTTAAACGCTCCGTCTTTTCGTTCTCTTTGGCATCATCCCGAAGGGCTGCATTCGCTTTGTTTTGAGAATCAAGCGTTTTCACCATGAATATCAAAGTGAAAAATGTCAGGATTGGACCGAGCACGCCCCCAACATAACTGCCAAATTCGCTCCAAGCTGTCGAACTGGTTGAAAGCTCTTGATCTAAAAACAGGGAAAATCGCACCCAATAAGCCGCCACAGCGAAAAACGCTGTAGTCGCGGCAGCGATGATGTAGCGATTCAACTTCAACGCTCCTTAACAATGTACTTGATGACTTTCCCGTCGCGAAGCTGAATCGGCCTCGCAACGATTTCCAAGTATTGCCACTGATCGCTGGTTCGAAGATTGTTATACGCCAAATTCACCGAAATTGGCTCCTTGATCGCATTCGAAACGCGCGCATACAACCCCTTAAATCCGAAAGCGACTGTATCATCGCTTCCCAATACATTTAGGCGGCCATTTCCGGTGTTGATATTGAGTCTTGTAATCGCCGCCATAATTTTCACGTCTTCGCGCGCAGGCTTGGCACTAATGGTTGCGGCGGTGACTTGGTCAAAACTTGCAAGAATGGTTTGATTGTCTCGATTTTTTCTATAGCGAATTTTTACGCTGTAACCGAATTTCTCCGGCACCGCATGAAGATTGTGCATTGCAGATTTTCTAAGCTGCTTAGTGAGGGCGTCGGCCTTTTCACCCAACTCCTGCATTATGCGATTTGCTGCCTCGCTCAACTCGTACTCGTGATCCTTGTAAACCGCTTCGTTGAGGAAGTAATCCATTAATTCCAAGAATACTCGCCTACTCATTTTTCTTAATTTTTTTTGAGCGTCTTCGTCGTATATCTCAATACCAAATACGTGTCCGTATGATCCTTTGAAGGTCTGCTTTAGTATTGTTCTGACGTCCTTTTTGTGATTCTGCCTCTTGGGGACGTGCTCAGTCAAAAGCGTTTCCGCAATGCATCGCGCCGCGTCCGACACGCCCTGCAACGTTTCCAAGCCTGCTTTCATGTCAACAGACGCTTCTGGTGTATTAATTACAGTATCAAAATCAAAAGCCATGTGATTATTTTCCCCGTTTGATCGACCCAGACGACCAACAACCCCCGTATCGCCTGCTGATATACGATTCCCACGTGCGCTTTATAGCACAGTGGCGACGTTCCGCTACTTTCGATCGCAGTGGGCGGTTTAGTTTTGACCGATGTGGCTTTGCTCTATGGGGCTGAGTTGAAGAGCCGACGCGTCTGCCTCAAAGGTTCACGCGTCCGGTTGCGTCTGGAAATTCCCCCCTAAAATTGCCGAAACCCGGCCGGGCGGGCCTGCGCCGGGCCGAGGTTTTGCGTCTGGAAGTCCCCGTTTTTTGCAGCGGGCAGGCGCGGAGGGGACTGCGCTATCCGGGCGCTGGGACGGGGGCGACCTACCGCCCGGTGCGTGCGATAGGCGCCCGCCGCGCGCGCGTACGGCCCGCCACGGGCACGCCGACGGCCCGGCCAAGGGGTCGGGGTGCACTAAGCGGGGGAACCGCTCTGAGGCCCGGAAATGGCGCCGGGTACGGTGTACGGATTTCGTGCCGTGATAGCACTTTTTGATTGCAATGTGCTTGCACTTTCTGCTATCATCTTCACATGAAATCGAAACACGCCCGCACCCTCGCCGCGATCTTCACGAAGCCCACGCTGGGCGGGATCGTGTTTTCCGATATTGAATCGCTCGTCGCCGCACTCGGCGGCGAAATCCACGAAGGCGCCGGGTCGCGCATCGCCTTCGAACTGAAAGGCTCGCGTCGCTATCACCACCGCCCGCACCCGGGCAAAGAGGCGAAGCGGTATCAGGTGGAGGACCTGCGCGACTGGTTTATCGAAATGGGAATCAAGCCATGAACAACGCCATGACTTACAAGGGATATTTCGCCCGGATCGATTTCGACGGGCGCGATAACATTTTCGTCGGCCACGTGCTCGGCGTGGACGACAAAATCAGTTTCCACGGCGAAACGGTGGACGAACTGATCCGAGACTTTCACGCGGCCGTCGATCACTATCTTGACGACTGCAAGCGCGCCGGGCGCGAGCCGCAGAAGCCTGCGTCCGGCAAGCTGATGCTGCGCATTGATCCGGCCGTACATGCGCGCGTCGGCATTGCCGCCGCCCTGTCGGACGAAAGCATCAATCAATGGTCGGAGGAAGTATTAGGACGCGCGGCTCGCGAAGTGCTAGAGCGAGCCGCTCACGCCTAGTTTTGCGGATCTACGCGAGGGTTGGGTCAGTAAGCGGAAGCTCTAAGGTGGCGCCCTTCTTGGGCAATACTGCGTCGACCATCTTGACAAACCGAGCCCAACCGTAACCGTTGGCGATTGCCAGTCGTTGAAACATAATGATCGTGTGAAGGTGCTGCGCTAGCATCGGATGGCCAACGTCGTCGGTTAGCCATTGATGAAACCGAGTCTTCCGTTCGCCCTTTTCATTACGGGGATTCTTAACCTCAAGCTCTCGAAGAAGTTGAGGTGCTATGCGCTCATATACGAGATCGCGGGTGTAGTGCGCCACGACGCTGTAACGGTTCTTCTGCATTCCGGGCCAAATCCAGCCTTTCAGCTTGTAAATATTCTCATAAAATTCGTCCGGGAATCGTTTCGCCCAGGCCGCCAGCTCCTTGCGCACGATCATTTCCAGATACTGTTGGAGTGCATCCTTCGGACGAACGCCTTGGTATCCCGTCGCCTCATCGACCAGAGCAATAATGCCGACCTGAGCCAGAGCGCGGACCAGCAATTCCGCCTGCACCGCGACGTGTGACTGCCGCTGATCCAACTTCTCAGCGTCTCTTGCTTGCAAGTAGACGTCGCAAACGCGCGGAAGCAGTTCAGCACTGTACCCGAACGCTTTCGAGCCGCGCGCCGTCAAAAACTCAATTTGACTTGACGTCACCTCTAAGTCCTTAGAAATAAAGGGCTTTAGGTTCTTTGCGGTCAGAAATGCGGGCAAATTGACGTCAGCGTCATAATACCCTCGTCCCTTCGCCTGACGGGCTCGTCCAAGCGCGCGGAGCATACCGCTTTGAGTCAGCAAACGACGCCCATCTTCTAGTACTGCGCACGCGATTTCGATATCCCCCAACTTTATGACGCCTTCGTGCGTGGCCTTGGGGAGTGGTTTATTCCAGCGAGCTTCGGCTGCGCCCTTTGCGATAGCTGCTCGCTCAGCCTCAGTCAATGCAGCAGCGCGGGCATGTCCGCCTGCCGCTTTCGCTGATACACCATCACTTTCGTCCGTGTCCTCCGGCTCGAAATCAATGCTATCGTCATCAGGATTCATGCAAGCACCCGTTGTCAAATTGCTTGCAGGGCAGTCTATGCAAAAAAAACCGTGCACGCAAGCATATTTTCAAAAAATGCTTGCGCCACCCCCGACAGCCATTCGGCGTCGGCCCAAAACGACAAACCGGTACATTGCCTCAGTCGCCGCCTGCACAAGCATTCCGCGCGCGCGCATTGTGGATTGCCGCCCGGATATCGGCACCCTCACCCGCAATCAGACTTTGCACCACGTCGAACACATCAACGCGAAAAACCGGCTGTTCGCCCGCGACGTGCATTTTGCTGATCGTGACATTGCTTTGAGCCGCGAGCCAGTCGAGCAGATCGGCATCGTTTGACCTGGCTGTTTGCTTCTGGCCGCCGACGGCCTTCAGGGTCTTCGGCGTGACCTTGGTTTTTCCGGCCGCCGTCGCCGCCTCTTTCGCAGCTTGCAGGTGAGCAACCGCGTTCGCGCCCTGTTCCTTCATCACCTTGACCGCGCTCGTCGCTGAAACTGCGCCCGACGTGACCATTTCCTTGATTGGCTTCGGCGCGGCCACGAGCGTGAGCGCGTTCCGAATCGACGCAACGTTGCGGGTCAAGCGCCGCGCGATTTCCTTCTCATCGATTCCGCGGCCGATCAGGCGTTTAATCACCATCGCCTCGCCGAGCAGCGTCAAGCGGCGGCCGGAATTGTCTAGAATCAGACCGAAAATCCGATCTTCTTCGGTCGTGCCGCGCACTTCGTTGATTACGGGCACCGCTTCGATGCCGGCGCCCTCGCCGTTCGCGAGCAACACGGCATCCCACCGCGTATGACCGTCGGACACGTACAGATAGCCGTCGGCCGCCGCCGCAACCTTGATCGGCTTGTGACGAAAGAAGCCGTTCGCCTTGATTGAATCCGCGATTTCGCGAACGGCCGCCGGGTACTCCGGGTCGACTTCGCGCGCTTCATTGAATTCGGGCCGAACGCGGATCGCATCCAGCGAAACCATGTACACGTCAGCCGAGCCCTGCCGGTACGGCTTCACGATCTCTTTCACGTTGCCCGGCACCAGTTCCATTTCCGCCTGCACGGTCGTTACAGCATTCATTGTTCATCCCCTTTCAAGTACCCCGGCGACGGAATGTCGCCATCATCAGAAACCGACACGCCGTCCGGCGCGTCATCGAAAAGCGAAAGCGACACCCGTCGCTCGGCGCGCTGCACCGGCTGATCAGGCGTCATCGTGAGCACGGTTCGATACGTGTGTCCGCACAGCACGTTGTCGCACTGAAAATCGACGTTCCAACATAGGTCGGACGTTCGCAGCATCACGCGCGCGATACCGCGCGCTTTGCAATGCGGACATGGCATGGTCCACCGCATGTCACAACCCCGGTCGCTTCGCCGTCCGGGAATTCACCGCACCGAGCAACGGATCTGCGCGCACAACCGGCAGATCGAGCCCATCACGCGGCGATGCCGACGGCGAAAGCGAATACAGAATTTCGAGCGACGCGGGCGCGCGGAACCCGCAATCCGGACACCAGAAATACAGACGGCGCATGGTGTCGCTCATCGGTTCGGAATGACGCGCCTCGATCTTCCCGTCGCACGCGGGACACTGGATCGACATATCGTGCGGATCGTGATAGCTGGCGTTCATATAGCCTCGGTCAGAATGAAGTGATGTTCGAGCCCGCGCGGTCATAGTCCGCGAGCCAATCCCGCACATCGTCAGCCGATATGCGGATCACGTCGGCCGCACGCGCTGAATGCAATATGCGGGGCTTAAATTCGCTATCCGTCTCCGGATCCAGCCCACTCGCGCCAACATGGGTGCGCTCGGCGCGGTCGTAGTCGGCGAGCCAGTCGTCTATCTCGGCCGCCGAAGCTGCGGCGTCCTGCGTACAGTTATTGACACGAGTCCAAGCGCGCGCTGCGCGCGCGAAACCCGACTCCTCCGCTTCGCGCTTGCGCGGCGCAATCTTCCACATGTGATGTACCGTACGCACGATGATGTGCGCGAACTTCCGACGAACGACGATGCCGTCGTTCTCAAAGCGGATGCCCGACGCCTCAAGCCCTTTCACGACTTCTCCGACGGCCTCGCCATAGCGACCAAGGCGCGACTCAAACTCGCGGTAGAGCTGCACCGGACGATCATCGCGGCGACAGTGAATCCCGCCGTTCGCCATCACGTATTTCGCCCACGACGCAGGCGTGATTTCGCCGTCGCGGTTTTGACGCTTGTTCACGGCTTCGTACATTTCATCGAGCACGGTAGGCGCGCCCTCCGGTACCTTGTCCATGCGGCGCGCCTCGCGCCAAGTCGTTACCGGCGGCCCGCCGACCTGCTGAAACTGGCGAATGCGCCACGTGGACGCCCACGCATCGACACGCAACGATGTTTCGAGCCCTGCATTGCCGAGCATGTCGTCTTGAATCCCGAAGCCGTCGATATTTTTTGCGACGTACTTGGCGATGTATCCGGCAGCGGTGCCGCGCTTCCAGTCGATGGGCTTGAAGTCAACACGATGGTGTTTCGCGCCACGCTCGTCCGGCGAATCGAGCAGCGCATAACGGCGAATCCATGCACAAATGCGCGGCATGAGCGCCGCGCCCTCATCGCGAACAAAAACGCTTTTCACACGCCCACGCTGCCCGGGCGCCCGGACGCCCTGGCGCTTCCGGTACAACGCCGGATCGAAGAACACGAGAAAGTGCCAGTGCGGCGTACCATCATGGTTCGGCTCGGCGATGCGGAAGCCGTACCAGCGCACGCCGCGATTGCTAAGGTAAGCGCGCAGCCTCGCGAACATGGCAGACAGGTAGGCTTGTGCCTCGTTCGGCAACGTCCCGTCATAGCGCGGGTTTTCCCGCACGCAATGCCCGATGCGTTTCCCCTGAATCCGCTTCTTCCCTTTCGTGAAGCGGTGCATGCGTGACGGGCACGTGATCGTGAAGAACAAGCCGACGTGGCCGAGTTCGCGCGCGATGTCCTCGAACCCCTTGATACGAGTCATCAACTCACCGCGCTTGACGGCCGGCGACGAAACCGAGCGGTCGCGCAACTCGGCGAGCGTGAAGCATGCGCCTTCTTCGTTGGTCGCGAGGATGTTTTTCAGGATTTCATCGTTGCGCGCGCGCTGCTGCGTGCGGCGCTTGAGCGACTCGTCGGATACATATGCGCCCATTTTTGCGTTGATGAAACCGAGCGCGAGCGCCGCAGCCTCGAAGTACTGTGCGTGCATCACGCGAATGCGCTTGCGCCACCAGATCGCGCACGTCATGCGTAGAATCGCGGGCTCGTCCATCACACCGTGGATCACACCTGTACGCGCCGAAACACGCATCGGCTTCGGCGGTTCGCAGTTGAACTGACGCACGACGCGTTCCAGCGCCGCACGCCGCGCCTTCACGCAGGTGTAATCGGGGGCAAGACCAAGGCATTCGGCCGCCTTCCGGGCGGCCACTTCGCGAATCGTCGCATCGTCGGCATTGAGCGGGAGTTTTAATGCGTTGAGACGGGACGTAATATCGAGCAGGAACAGATTTGCGGTGCGCCGCGCGTCGATATTGCGCGCAGCGTGACGCACGCGCCATTGTTGGTCGATCCGGTCGCGCCAGCGAACCGGAAAACCTTGAAGTCGCTCCGACGCCCATTGCTCATCGGTTGACATGCGACGGAATGCCATTACCTACCCACGCGATTAGATAACGCCGCGCTGAAGCGCATCGCGGATCAACTCCGCGCCCCGACGCGCGCTTTCGCGCGTCTTACGCGGCTCGCCAAATTCGCCGGATGCTATGCTTTCGCCCTCCGACCAAGAGAAGTTCCACCCGTTGACGGAAAACACGCCCATGCGCCATCCGTCAGCTATCGAATAAGGACCACGCTCAACAACATGGAATTCATCCTCATTCCTGGCAAGTCGTCCGACCTCGCAGAGCGCGCCCTCGTGCGACTCAGGATCTTCATTGAGCAATACGCCCCGAACACCGACAACACTTTCGACCGGTTCATCAACACCCTGCACAAGGTGGAAATTCTCGACGATGCTGGCGCAGTACGGGCAAACCTGAATTGTTACGGAGCCGGGGAGCTTCGAAGCGCAATCCTCTATCTCGAACGCATCCACATGCAGCGCGTCTACCCGTCCGCCGTCAGCGCAACGTTTCGAATGACCTGACTCCGCGCCGCGCGCGGAGACATAACCGAGCAACGCGTCGACAAGCGCGTCGGCTTGACCTTCAACCGGACCATTTCTGCACTCTTCATCGCTCGCGAATTTGGTTCGATCGAGGCGCACGTCTTGCTCCCACCGCACAAATGCCGCATGCAGTTGGTCGCGCGTGTATGTCGTGGCGTGAGGCATATCAATCCCGTACGTTGTAAAAATCTCAGTGACGAATCGCACTCACGCGCGGTGCAAAGCCGTTGAAATCGGCCACGCGGGTTCCGCGTCATCGGCCGGGTGCGTGCCGCACCATGCGATGACGCCGATGATCGTAATCAGCCAGATCGCCCAAAGTGGCATCGCCTTTTTTTCGTTCTTGCGTTTCATCGTCTTGCCTTCTAGTAGCGAAAAATAAAACGTCGTTTCGACATGTCGCGCAGCAGCGGCCTGAGAACCCGCATTGCATCGGCTTCGGCGCGATCAGATTGCGTGGTTCGTGGCGGACAAGACAGCGTCGGCAATGCGGCCAACGCCCCGGCGCCGATGCCGAAATCCGCCAAGTCTTCGATCAACAGTTCGCGCCTTGAAACAGCCTCATCGTCGCGGCTCTGATCCATATCAGCCCCGCGTGGTGCCAGTCGCGAACAGGGGCATTTCCGCCGCGTCGTCGGCGAGGCTCACCGACGTGCGTGGATCGATGCCGGTTGCAGCGCAAGCCGCTGGCGATACCCAGACCACCTCCTCGCGGGCTACGGTGCCAACCTGCCCGGCCGCACGCGTGCTACTGGTGAAGCGCGCCCATTCACCCAAGGCGCGGTCATACATTCCCGACGCGTACCCGCTGACGACCGCCATGCCGCGCAGATTCGCGAGCATCGCCAGTAGATCGGCGTGTTCGAACGCAGACATTTCGCAGCGATAGTCGCGCCCGAGCCCGCGCGACACGCTGTTGCGCACTTCGGGTAGGTACGGCGGGTCGACGTAGAACAGGACACCCGGCGCGTCATATTTCGCGATCAGTTCTACGGCTGGCATATGCTCGATCATCGTTCCGCTCAAACGGGCGCCGACAGCCGCGAGGCGCGCGGGGTACCGCAGCCATTGTCCCGGGCCATCCGACCAAATGTCGGCGGCGAAGCCGATCGGCGAATGCAGAGGGCGCGTCGAGCCGAGCGCTCCGAAACCCATCTGCGCACGAACGCACAACCGGCGTGCGCGCTCGACCGGCTCGTCTGCCGCATTCCACGCTGCCTCGAACTCGGCCCGGGAGTATGGCGTCGCGTTCAACCGGTCGATCAACTGCGATCGCATCGCGTCGTCACGCACCACACGGAACAGGTTCACGATTTCGCCGTCGAGATCGTTATAAATCTCGACACGGCTTCGCGGCTTCTGTAGCAGAACGGCGGCCGAACCACCGAACGGTTCGACGTAGATTTCATGCGACGGCAGGTGCGAGAGCACCCACGGTGCGACGCGAAACTTGCTACCGAAGTAGCTGATAAGGGGCGCCGTTACGGTCACGCTGCCTCCGCGTAGATCGTTCGACGGCTTTCTCGCGCCGCGCGCAGCGCGTCATTACGCGACATGCAGCAAGCCGGAGCGACCCCGCTTTCCTCGTACCAGTGGAATTCCCGGCCGTTCACCGTGAAGTAACCGCCGCGCGTACGACGCTCGGCGAACGGACCGGTTTCGAGAATGCCGCGCTCGATCTGGCGCTGCGCAGTGGCTTGAATGTCGGCGAGCGTCATACCGACCTCACAGTGCAGAATGCGCGTTCGATCTGGCGAAGCATTGCGGCCTGCCGCTCGGCTTCATCGCTCGCCCGACGACGTGCGATGTTCTCGGCATTACTCGCGCGAATCACTCGCCGAATCGCAAGCATTTCCGCCTCTTGTTGGTTAGGAATGCTATAGACAATAGCCATTTAATCATCCCTCGCGTAGATACGTGAAACTCAGGAGTGTGTGTGCGGCACCGGATCGCGGTGCCCGATTGCTCGATCCGGATCGCAGGTGCGCCAGTCCGGCCACGTGCGCCGCTCGTTAGTCGTCAGCTTTGCCGCGAGCGCCGTCGTGATCTGTTCAGGCGTCGCGCCGGTTCGCCACGCGCCGTCGAGCCCGAGCAGGATCACATCGATCCACTCGCGCAGGTCGTTGGGCGCGGCCTCGACCTCGGTCAACTCTTTACGGATGTGATCGCATACGCGAGCCGTGAGACGGCCCGGGCCGAAAGTGCGTTCGGAAAATGCACGTTGACGCCGCAGGAACGCGTGCATGTCGAATTCCGCAGGCATCAGTATGATGCGCGGATCGCGCGGTGCCCTTGAGAGCACGCGCCGCAGAGTCGCCACGTCGGTCGCCGACAGTTCGCCAACCGGCTTCAGCACCACGACGGTCTGATCGCCCCGCGAGTCACCGGCATCGATACCGATCTGAGCAACAGCCCGGGCAAACGCATCACGGGCCAGCGCCGCACCACGCGCGAGCAACGCCGCCCGAACATCATCACGCGTCGGATGGGACAGAACGACGCCAGCTTGACGACTAGCGACCGCCCACAATTCACGTTGATGGTCCGACAGTAACGCGGCCGCATTCGCGATGATTCGATCAGCGCATCGCAACTCGCGATACACAAAATCGGCGTCCGGACTGGCAATCGCGCCCTGCCGCTCCAAAGCGCGGGTGATGCCCTCGCCGCTCACGTCGTCGCGCTCGTTCGCGTTCGACCATGCGATTTTCTGGTCGAACGTCAGCACCGAGAGCGCCGTGCGGATGATGATGTGCGCGGCGCGCAGCTCGTCGCGCAGTTCGTTGACGATGGTTTTCATGCTGCCCACCCTGCGCAGTGCGCCCCGTCAAATTGAGTCCACTTACGGACTAAACCAATCATTGCATCCATCCATGCACGGAAATGCGGCGTGAGCGATTGGCGCGCCAGCGCCGAGTGTGTAAGCGTTTGTTGCAGCGAAACGTGCATTTGACTTCCCCTATTCAACCCCTTGAATGGATACCGCGAGAAACATCACCCCGGCGCCTGAGTAGCTAGCTCAAGACCGGCGGGGGTTGAAAACCGGTGCCGGGGTGACGGGTCGGAGAATAGTCTCATCTGAGGAAACGTGTCAAGAGCTGATACGTCTCAGATTCGGAGACAGTTGCATCTGATGAAGCGTCGCAGTACCTTTGACACCGGGTTGAATTGATTTGATTTACAAGGGGTTGTCTATGAAAACGACAGTCGATTGGCTCGACGCGGTGAAAGCCCGCCTCGACCTTCCCTCCGACTATGCCGCAGCCAAAGCGCTGGGCGTGACGCGTGGCGCGGTCAGCAAGTACCGCAACCAGCAATCCGTGTTTGATGAGAAAACCGCTATCCGCGTTGCGGAAATTCTCGGCGTTGACCCGTTCGAAGTGATCGCCGCCGCGCATGCTGAAAGCTCGCGCGACGATCGCACGAAGGCAATTTGGGTGCATGCTTTGGAAGTTTTTTCCAAGGGCCTTCAGGGTTTTCGGCGGCTGGCGCTACCCGCTAACGCTTGTGGGGCCTTGGTCCCGCAGGTGTAACGCCAGCTTTAGTTAGCTACCAGTCCTATGATTATGTAAACTAAAGTATACGGCTCTTAACCCTTGAGGCCGTCACGACCTATAGCTATTCGTTTAACGACAATTCGCCGGCGCTGCAGATGTGGCCGCCGGCATACCCTCGTATGATGACGGGCGCGAGGTCTCGTGCGAACAGATCGCGCAACGGTGGTGTCATGTCATCACATGCCGCACCGCCCGACTCGCAATAACGCAGCAGCTTTAGGGCAACTCCATCACTTAAAATTGAACGCGTCGGGGTGGTTGGCGACGCTGCCCGTCAGGGCCGCATACAAGATCGCCCGGCCGTCGATAGATTCGCCGCCATCGCGAAGATTCATCCACGTCAGGCGTTCGGTATCTCTTCGTTTCGGATCGACAACCAGCAACAGGCCATACATCACGTTCCTTTGCGGATCGTACAGGATAGCGAAGCGTTCAGAACCACAGTCATGCGGCTTGCATGCCGTCATGACGACCATTTGTCGTCCATCGAACGAGACAGAATTCCCCCGCGTTTCGGTACCGCCACGCTCGACCCACGACGGCAACGCATGATCCTTTTTCATCGCCTCAAATGCCTTGCTTGCGACTGGATCGCGCTTGACCGTACTCAGCGTCAGCGGAAGATTTTCAGCCAATGACAACGACGCGACGGATACCGCCACGATGGCAATCGCCAGCGAAGTCTTGATTTGCAT